TAAATGATATTTTTTTAAGCTGCTGGATAACTTGCAAATCTATTTCTGTGATTTGTTTAAACTCAGTAGGAATTGGCAGCTTGCCATAAGTCGCTACAATGTTAGCAGCAATCTTATCATAATCATTTATGAATGTTTGGACTTTAGTTAAATATAGTTCTTCTATTGCTTGTTGTAATTTTGGTCTAATCTCTATTGCAAGTCTAGTATCAAATAAAATTCCATTTCTATTAGGAAGATTAAGTGCAGTCTCAACAACTTTATTTTCTAATTGTTGTAATGCTTTGATTAATAATTCTTGTTGCTTATCCTCTAATGAGGTTATTGCTTTTGCTCTTATTGCCTGAAGTTCTTGTAAAAGAGTTGCCACATTAAACTGTTGGTAAAGTTATAGGTTGCTGTGGAAATTCTCCTAATGCCTGAGTATTTTGCTCAATCTCAGAATCAATAACAACTAATGTTTCGTCATCATCAATTACTGTTCTTGCAATTTGTTTATCTAATTCTTTATTGAAAGTAGATGATTTAATATTACTTGTTTTAGCTTGTTGTAATAATTCTAAGTCAGTTGCCCAATCTCTAATGTCAAATGATATTGGATAAGTTATTTTGCCATCAAATTGTTCTTCTTGCCACATAGCATATAATCTCCAAATTTGTTCTTCAGCTAATTCCATAAGTTTTGCTTTCTCAGCAAGTTTAGCATTTAATAATTGGAATTCAGTTCTTAGCGCTATGCCAGATTGTATTCTTTCTCCAGTCGCTCTAATTGCGCCAACATGAGATAATCTATTTATTGCATCAACTTTATGCTCAATAGATTTTAATACACCATCTAAATTACTTCCACTTGGTTGTAAAATATAAGGTTTTAAATTAGCATCAATGTTATCAGGAATTTCTATAATAGAACCTGCGCCAGCAGTAGCGTCAGTATCTCTTGTCTTAACTAATGAAGGGTGGTTTGATATTCTAATAATTTGTTCAATCTCAGACAGTTCATTGTAAATTGCTTTTTGTAAATCAGCTATGTCAGTTAAATCAGATACTCCAATACCTCTCATTGGACTTCTTTGATTGTAAATAATAACTGCTGGAATTCTGTTTATTGGATTTGGCAGCGATTCAATTAATTTAGGCTCATCTCTATTTTTAGATGAAACATAAACTGTATCAATTTTATCTAAATACCAAAGTTTAAAATATTCTCCATTCTCATCTATTGACTCTCTAATTTTTAAATAATCTAAAACATAATATCCTGAGTCGCTTCTTGAATAATGCCAGTCATAAATATTTTCAGGAGTATAGATATTTAAATAGGGTCTAATGCCTTGTTCTAATTCTTCTGCTCTAGTGAATACATTAGTTGATGGCTTATCTACTAGCACCCAACAATGTCCATAAATAGAAGCATAATTTTGAACTTCTCTCATAAGAGCATCAAAACTTCTTCCTTCTAAATCTGCATCTTCAAAGAAATAAGGAACTGTTGAATCATTTTCTAATATGCCTAATTCTCTAGTTGGTGGAACTCTAAATAGATAGCTTGAATAAATATGGATAATATTTCTACAATGATTATCTAAAGGTGTATAAGTAATTCTGTCAAAGAATTCATTTTCTAATTCTAATTTATATTGCTGTAAAAATTTTCCATCTTTGTATTCTTTGCCGCCTAAATATGAACGAATAAAATATTCCCATCTTGTAATCATTCCCTGATATTGAGAATGTTGCCTTTCCATTTCTTGTCTTGAATATGCCATTATGAAAATCTCTTAGGTTGTGATTTTGGAAGATTGGAAGTAATTGGAAATAAAAATTCTATTGCGTAACCTAGAGCGTCAGTCATATGGTCATATCCGTTATTCTTTTCTGGTTGCGTTGTGCCTTCTTTGTAAATTTGTTTCATTAGACTATTAATCAATGTTTTGCAAGAACCATCTATAAAGATACTTCTCTTACCATCAAATGCTTTCAATTTAGAATTCACAGAGTTAATTCTATCTCTTACTAAAGCATGAGTAGATTTACATTTAACAATAAATCCGGCATTTTGCAAGATGGTTAAATCGGTTCTACCACCGGCAGATGTTTTTCTTTGTCTAGAAGCTGGGTCAGGGTAAATAATTATTTTGTTTTTATTATATCTTGATAGCAATTCATCAATAAATTCGTCAGTATTTGAACTGTATATTACTATTTCATCAAATACTTCTATGTTTCCGTTCTTAATATGAAATAAGCAAGCACTCATGGGGTCAATGTTAAAGTCGAGTCCCACATGGATAATTGAATCTTTGTCATAAGTACATTTTCTAACATTATCATCTCTACTAAAATTATAATAAACAACTCCGCTATATGTTTCAAAACTAGCCATATATTCTTGTCTAAATGTTCTCTCATCTAAATCTTTCATAGCTTGGTCAATTTCATCTTGGTCTACTTGACCGCCATCTAAGGTTGTGAATTTAAATGATTTCCATTCAGGGTCTCCGCCTAAACCTTTTTGATATATCTCATAAGACCAATTTCCAAAGCCTCTAGGCGTTCCAACAAATAATACATTTCCAGTTACATGGCGGTCTGAAATAGTTGGCCTCAAAACTTCTGACCAAGCCTCAAAAGGAATATCTGCATATTCGTCAAGTAATAAAAAATCTAAACCAACTCCTCTTAAATTATCAGGAGATTTATCTGCGCCTTTAAGACTTATCTGGCTTCCATTCCTTAATGTTAAAGATAGTTCTGTTTCATTGGCATATTTAATCCATTTATGCTCAGTTACTTTTTTCTTTAATTGTTTCCACATAATTTCCTTAGCCATTCTGTAAGTGGGTGCAACATAGAATATCTTTGAATTGGGTTTGCGGCTGGCAAATCTTAATAGTTCATACATGGCTAAATGAGTCTTACCGAATCTTCTGCCAGTAATTAAAACTCTAAATCTATTGGGACAAGTATAAACAGCAAGTTGAGGTTTGCTAAAAGACATAACCTAATTACTCTGGTTTGTTATTAATAGCTTCTTCTAGAAGTTTTATTTCAATTTGTTTTGCTTGGACTTCCTCGTTTAGCCTATCTATTTCTTTTTTTAAATCGTGAATGACAACTTCTAAATCGTTAGAACCTCTTTGCTTCCTATCAATCATATTTCTTGGCTTTTTTCTTCCACACATTTGAATACCAAATCTTTATATACTATACCTTGTTCGTTTAAAGTTTCTATAATTAAATCAGCTTGTTTATCGCCGAATTTATAGCAATCTTCTAAAGTCTTAAATCTTCTATTATCTTCCATCTTTAAAAAGACTGGCCTATATTCCTGACCATTAAATATAAGCAAGAAGAATATAACAAAATATTCCACTACTTTTTTTTATTCTGATATGCCCTCAAATATCTTCTGCCTAAAGCTACTGCTTCAGATTTACTTTTGCCTTTATAACCCCACGCCTCTAAACTTAGTTTCAACCTAGTTTTTCTACCCTTATCATCATAGAGTCTTCCTTGCGAACTTCCCATTCTAACTAAGAATGAACCTTTGCGCCTATATTCAGTTAAAGTATCTGGTCTTGATTTAACTGGTGGTCTTAGATTGCTTCCAGTTGCTCTGTTATATCTTGCTCTGCCTGATGATGTCAAACCACCTTTTGGGTTTTTGTCTGATTTTCTTAATGAAAATTTAATCATTTAATTTACTTTTAACTATAATTGGCGGTGCAGGCTGTCTTATTTTTAAATTATGTTTCTTCATTAACAATTTAACAATGCAACCATTACACGCTTTTATATGCTGCTCTAATTTATTTAACATTTCTTTCTTACAAAATAAACATTTACTCATTTTTAGATTCTATTATTTCTTTAGGTTCTTCTACTATATCATAAATTGGTAATGGTGCATCAGAATCAGAATCTAGTCTTTCATTAACCTGACCTAGCATTTGCTTACCGAGCCAAATTAACATTACAACATTACCCTTCTCTACTGCCATCTGCCATTGTTTCCTTCTAAGAGATATATTACCCTCTGCTCTCCCTTTGTCTATTTCTGCTGAAAAATTATTGTGCAAAGTATCTCTATGGCAGCCAAAAAAGCTAGCCATTTCTTCCATACTACAATGTAATCTGGCTAATTTTCTTACTGTTTCAGGGTCTATATTTAATTTTGGTCTTCCAACTTTTTTATTATCCATATCATTTGTGGAGCGAGTGGATTGGATTCGCACCATCTTTTTCTAACTGGTCGTCAGAAACCCTACTATTAGGCACTCGCAAACCTTTATACATTCCTGCCCCTATTTCATATATTTTTGAAAATGGGATTATTGGAACTGTTAATCTTTCTTTAGCTTTTGGGTTGAGAAAGTAAATATATCTTAATTGATAACCCTGAAGTCTTTTGCTTCCAGTAAAATCTCTTTTAGATGTTCCATGCTTGGCTACTATTTCTCCAGTAGGCAGCTCGTGGATTGTTTGATTTTTATTTATGCCGGTTAATACAAATCCACTTGCTCTATAAATTGTTCCATCTCCACATTGAGTGCCATCTGAGAATGATAAAATCCATTCTATATGAGGGTAATTCTTTTTAATTAATCTAAATGCTACTCCTAAGGCTCTGCTTTCACTATTTCTTGGGAGAATATCATTAAAAGCCATTCTGTTTAATTCTAACATATTATTCCATTTAGTATCTTTGACTAATGGCAGCACTTTTCTTTTGTCTATTGGGTTTCCAAATTGCATAGCACCATGAAGTTTATTGTCTAAGAATACTCCTAAATGCAATATAGAATTCTGCACAACCTTGCCTGAATAATGAACCCTTTTAACTATCTTATTGGCGTCCTGAGAAGATATAGGTTTAACTATGATGTCTTTAGCTGTGAGATTCATAAAAATTCTTGCATATTTCTGTTAAAGCATTTCCATTAATGTTCTGATTATATTCATTCTTTAAGTCAAATTTACTTTTAACCTTCTCTAATGCTAGATTAATAAACTTGATTTGAGAGTCATGGATAATAAATGTCATTTGCTGGAAGGGTTCTTTGTCGCCATCTTTTATTTCCGGCAAATCTGATAATGGGATTATTTCTTCCTGTATATCTTTTAAGAAGTCATTATTAAATCCTAATATATCTAAATTGAAATTATCATCTTTTAGACTGTCTAATTCTAAAGATAGTTTGTCTATGTCCCAGCTTGCATTTAAGGCTAATTGATTATCGGCTATAATTAGTGCTTTGATTTGAGTCTTTGATAGCCCAGAAATTACAATGCAGGAAACTTCTTCATATCCTAATTTTTTAACTGCCTGCAATCTTCCATGTCCAGCTATGATTGAATTGTCTTGGTCAATTAAAATAGGATTAGTAAATCCAAATTCTTTTATACTAGATGCAATTTGAGTTATTTGTTCTTCACTATGATTCCTACTGTTGTTTATGTAGGGTATTAATTCAGATACCTTCTTTTTAACTAATTCCATATTAACCGATTATGTTCGTTAATTGTTCTTTAGTCTTTTTTTAGGGATTTGTAAAGAAAGTCAAGTAAGTCTTGGTTTTGATATAAAATATGACACATTCCATTTGCTAGGCTGTTGCATACTAACTCCTCTGATTTTGCGCTTAACTCAAGTTTATATTCATCAAACAATAAATGATTTACTTCGTGCATGAGTGTATTTAGAAGCTGCATATTATCCAAAGATTTATCTAAAGTTATTTCGTTCTTATCAGGGTGGAACTCTCCAAAAATTTTTTTCTTATCTGCTGTGTCTTTGTCTATGAAATCTAACTTAACAGTTCTGCTTCCAAAAACTATTTTGTCTATATTCATTTTAATTTCAATTTCTTGGCAATATATAAATTTTTAACAAAGCTGCTTTTCTTGCCAAATTTTTGACCGGCAGAACGCCTAGCTGTTTTATAGGCTTTAGATTTTTTATTAAAGGGTTTTGGCTTTCCTAAACTTGCTGGCCTATTTCTTTCCCAAATTGGTTTTTTCATTTTTTCTTTCTAGGCATCTTTTTAGTTTTATAAACTCTATAAGTCCCTTTGGATTTGCGATTGGTATATAAGACCGCAAGACTGCTTGAAGTGGTTTCATTTGCCATTTTTTAATCTCTTGTTTCTAAGTTTGTTAAAATGCTTCCAAATAATAGTTTCTAAATATTTATTTATATTGATTAAAATTTTAATCATAACTTGTTTTTGTATTTAATTAATACCTGTCTAACATGATTTGTATATTCTAAGCTAGTAGAAAAATTGTCTAAAGTTTCTGCTAATATCAAAGGGTCTTTAGTTCTTTGCCTTGTTTGGCGGAATTCTTGATAATGATGATTGTTATTTAATATGCTTATATAATCCTTAACTGATTGGCATTTAGTTTTATATGTCTTAATTCTCCACTTAATTGATTCGTCTTGTTTAAGCGGCAAAAGTCCATTTTTTGACCAAACTCTTACGCCAAAGAGAGCATTACCTTCCAATGCAAATCTGCTTGTTCCAAAATTTGATTCAACAATAGATTGTGCAATTATTAATGCTGTTGGTATTTGTTCTTTTTTATCTAAGTCTAGGTTGATATAGGCGATACATTTTTTCATGCTAACTATAAATTTTTCGCCAGAACTATTATCAACTTTTGGTTCAAAGAAGCCTATCTTTCTTATTTCTTCAATAGTGCTATTTCTAATTTTTTCTTTGGTGCTAGAATTCGGAAAGAATGTTCCAAGCACAAAAACAGAAGATAAGAATAAGCAGACAATAGAATAGTCCCATAGTTTTATACTAAGTATTTTTGAGTTCATTTTTAAAGGTTAGATAACCTTCCAGCTTTGCAGCTTATCTGTGATTGAGGTTAGTCCTCGTCAGACGAATCTAAATCTTCGTCTTCAGAAAAATCTTCGTCCATATCCTCAGAGTCATCATAAGTTTCCTCTGATTCCATTTCTTCAAGATGGTCTTCAAGCATTTCTCTTAAAGCATCAAATTCTTGATTGATTTTATCTTGGCTTTTTTCAAGTTTAGCTATTATTTTTTCTATTTTCATTCCCACACTCCTTTTGTTAGTTTGGTGGCAAATTTATTAAAGTTATTTTGAAGTTATGTAAATATATAATTTTTAAAGAATAAAATAGTCAATTAAATCAAGAGTTTAATTTGCGCAGCACCCATTTCTCATAATCCTGAGCATCAAGTTTCTCCTTGCCAATTTCCCATTCGTTCTTGTTTCTAGGTTTTTCTATAATTTTAGTCTTTAGGTTTTGCAGAATAGGGATATGAATTTTATTTGGTTTATCAGCCATTTTACTAAGACTTAACATATTTTTAGCTATACTAGTAGTATAGTTAGTAATAGTTGTTGTTCTGTGTGGGATATTTTGATTGGGCTGCGCCGGCAAATCTTGATATTTGCTATATTTTACAATGCTAAAAACGCTTAATCG